GGGACGCGAACATCCTGAAGGCTTCGGATATTCCGACTGAAGGCACGAACTTCATGGTCATCGACCCTGCGGGTGCGCGGAACTGGTTCATGCTCTGGCTGCGCGCCGTGGGGACAGGCGAAAACACTAAATGGTACATCTACAAGGAGTGGCCTGACAAGACCTACGGCGAGTGGGCGCTCCCGGACTCTAAGCTCGACGGCAAGGCTGGGGCGGCTCAGCGCGCAGGCGGCGGGAGAGGCATCAACGAATACAAGGAGACGATTAGAGACGTCGAAGTCGATACGGTCATTTCCGAGCGCTTTATCGACCCGAGAGCCGGGGCTACCCAGGCGGCGGGCAAAGAGGGAGGGACTTCGCTCATTGAACTCCTAGAGACTGACCCTGACCCGATGTACTTCACGCCGGCGGCTGGCATTAAGATCGAGGAAGGCATCGCTATCATCAACGACGCGCTGGCGTACGACCAGAACCAGCCCGTCACGGTGCTCAACCAGCCGAAACTCTTTGTTTCCGAGGATTGCGATAACCTCATCTACTCATTGAGGGAGTGGACGGGGGCCGACGGGGAAAAGGGGGCGTCGAAAGACCCTATCGACTGCCTGAGATACCTCGTAGTCATGCAACCTGAGCAGGAAGACGAGGCAACCTGGAAGGCAACCCGTGGTGGTTCGTATTAATTTATGCCAAAAGACCCAAAAGACTATCCAATCGTGCTTTCGCGTTCGCTTGCCGAGGAAATGACGGGCATAGACGTACGAGAACTCGATAATCTTCGCAAGAAAGGTCTTGTCCGGTGTTTTAAGACCCTAGGTGGGCAATACCGCTTCCATAAGCTGTCCTTGATCCAATACATCGAGTCAAAATCCCACTACTTTACACAAATCAATGCAGAGCAAGTACAACAGGAACGATAAGCTCGTTTTTGCGAGCGATACGCCTGATATCCAAGAACTCCAGAGCGAGTTCGACCGTTCCTTGACGAACGGCGGGAATATCAGCCGCATTAACAGCAACGACGACATCCGCCTTGCTCGCTGGGAAGGCCAGAGCGACGACGGCAAGAAATACAGCCGTAATCAGCGCGATGGCGAGGGTGCTTTCCCGTTCGAGGGTGCTTCCGACGTCCGCGTTCGCCTCGTTGACAGCATTATCAATGAATTAGTGATGCTTTTGGTGAACTCCTGGCAGCTCGCGCGCATCCGCGTGACCGGGACTGAGTACGGCGACGCCAGCACCGCTGCCGCTGTCCAGACGCTTGCCCGCTGGATCGTCGAGAACAAACTCCGCGCCGACCTCGAACGCGAGGCTGAACTCTGGGCGCAATACACACAGAATTACGGCTGGGCGGTCATGCACGTCGGCTGGGAACGTCGCTTGGGTAGCCGGGAAGTCACCGAAACCCTGCCTACGCTCGAAGCGCGTGCCGCCATGGACGGCGTGCTTGCTGAAGCCCTGCGCCAGATGGTCGCCACGGGTGCGTCTGATATCACGGCTGATTTGTTCGCTAATGCCCTCGGTTGCTCGTCCGACGAAGCCCGTCGCATCGCTATCGACCTGATTAACACCGGCGTCACTTCGTATAACCAGCAGTACAACAGGATTAACCTCCCGGTGTGCGCTGCGCTCAAGCCGTACGAGGAAATCAGCTTCCCTCCGGAAACCCTAGACCTTCAGGACGCCCGCGTCATCTTCAAGCGCACGTTCATGTCGGAGGTCGAACTCCGCGAGATGATTAAGGCCGACGGATGGGACGAAGCCTTCGTCGAGGAAGCCGCGAACACCGCCGGCAAGTCCGCTTACCTCACAGACCCGAACCTCATCCCGGTCACGTCGAACGTCTCGAACGCCATGCACCGCGCGGACAACCTCATCGAGATCGTGTATGCTTATAGCCGTCAAATCGACGCGAACGGCGTGCCTTGCGTGTACTACACGATTTTCTCTCCGCAGACGAGCCAGGTCGAGACTTACGCTAAGCACACGAAGCTCGATTACGCTCACGGTGAGTACCCGTTCATCGAACTCCGCCGCGAGCGCCTGAAGCGCGCCGTCGTCGAGTCCCGTGGCGTCCCTGAGATTGCTTTCACCGACCAGGAGGAGATTAAGGCTCAAAAGGACAGCCTGCGCGACCGCACTGCCTTTGAAACGCTCCCCCCTATCAAGGTCAAGAAGCGACTCGGTACCCAGAACCAGATTGCCCCCGGTTCCCTGCTCCCCGTCACTACCCCTGACGATTACTCGTTCCTTTCGCCGCCCTCGGGCAATCCTACACTCGCCTTCAACCTCATTGATCGTGTGGAAGCCCAGAACGCGGCCTATTTCGGCCTGTTCAATCCTGCCGTCCCCCCGCAGAAGACGCAGATGACCCAGCAGTTCGTTGTGAACAACTGGCTAACGGCTTGGAGCCGGGTGCTCAAGCAGATGGTCAGTTTGTCCGTCCAGTACCTCGAAGGCAGCGAAATCGAGCGCATCGTCGGCACGCCTATCGTCATGACGCCGAACGAAATCTCGCAGATGTACGATATCGGCGTTTCTTACAACGTCCGCGAGCTCGACACCGATTACGTCATGGAGAAACTCAAGGCCATCGCCTCGTTCGTCGTCCCGATGGACGCGGGTGGCGTTATCGACCGCAATAAGCTCACGGCGCGGTTCATCGAGGCTATCAGCCCTGAGTCGGCTAAGGACTTGCTCCTCGACCAGAAGACCGCCTCCCAGAAGCTCTATAACGACGTCCAGACCGATATCGCTAAGATGATGGCCGGCATGGAAGTCCAGTACGTCGAGAACGACCCCACCGCCGGGACTAAGCTCCAGTATCTCCAGGATATCATCCAGAAGAACCAGAAGGCTCAGCAGCAGGCTCAGAGCGACCCGCAGTTCCAGGCTCTTATCCAGAATTACGTCCAGAACCTCCAGATGAGCGTTCAACAGCAACAGAACAAGACCATCGGGCGCCTAGGCGTCACCCCTGTCTCGGATAAGATGGCGCAGGAGGGCCAGCAACCCGGCTATGGCGCTTGACCCGAAAGAAGTCAGGCGGACGCTCGGCTTCGAGAAAAACGAAGTCTTTGACGCTGTTCTCGCGTATATGGACTCTGCTATCGCCGCTGAAGTCGATCGTGCTATCTCTTATAGCATCGAAGGCGAAAAGAGGGTTCACGCTTGCGGACGTGCCGAGGCTCTTAGGGATTTCCGGGACTTGCTCCTCGCAGAGCAGTCGGAAGCCCTCCGAGAGCGCTTCGGGGTCAAGAATAATGCGTAATCTTGCCAAACCTCGCAAGCGGGGCTGACCCCCGTTGACTTACATCATTTTAGGGCGTTATTGCCCGTACGTCCTCTGAGTGGACGCAAAACTCTCTGATTATGGAAGACAACAACAACGCCGAGATCGGAACGGCTCAAAACAACCCCGAGGTACAGTCAAACGCCCAGTCAGGGGCATTAACCCAAGATAAGCTCGCGGATATCCTCCGCAGCACCCTGTTCGCTGACGAAGAACAGGCGGCACAGCCCGAGGCCGGTGATGAGGGCGAAATCCAAACGGAAGTCAAGGACTCCAACGCCGGCGAAGCGTCCCAGCAGGACGAAGTAACCGACACGGAACTCCCCCAGGCAGAGGATGGTATCGACGAAGTTCATTCACAGCATACGCAAGACGACGACGAAGACAGCGATCTTCCCAAGGGCGTCCAGAAGCGCATCGACAAACTCACGGCTAAGCGCAAGCAGGCCGAGGAGGAAGTCACCAAGCTCCGCGAGGAGATGGAAGCGCTGAAACAGCAAATCCAATCGGCACCTCAGTCCGACCCGGCGGCAACTAGCGTCAACGACGCATCTAACCCGTTCGAGTCGCTTCAGACTAAGGCACAGGTCGAAAAGGAACTGGAAAACGCCCGCTGGCTAAAATACAAGTGCATGGAGAACCCCTACGGCTTTGTCCTTGGAGACAAGGAATACGGCCAAGAGGACGTCACCCGGATGTTGGTCAATGCGACGCGCGCCATCGAAGAACAGCTGCCTAAGCAGTTGGGTTCGATCCAAGCCCGCGAACAGATTGAGCCAATCGCCGCCAAGCATTACCCTTGGTGGAGCAAGCCGGAAAGCAAGGAATATCAAGTAGCCCAGAATGTCCTGAAGGTTTTCCCTAAACTCAAGGCGTTCCCCGACTTCAAGATGTTCATTGGTGATTATGTCAGAGGCTACATGACCCGAGAAGGTCAGGTTGCTCAGGCACCTCAGAGGAAAGCACAAGTACAGCCCGTCCGTCCTACCGTAACCCCGGTCAAGTCCAAGCCCGCAGAAGTACAGGCTCGAACCGCCGTGGATCGTTTCCGCAAAACGACTAACGCTGAAGACCTCGCCCGAGTATTAATCTCCAAGAACTTCATTTAAGCCCCAACCCCAACTCATAAAATATCATGGCCCTCCTCACAGAACGCAGCCTCGTCAACGCCGGTAAGCGCGAAGACCTGGCGAACCTCATCTCCCTCGTCGATGCGAAGGACACCCCCTTCACCTCCATGGCGAAGAAGGGTGCCGAACCCGGCAACACCCTGTTCCGCTGGCAGGCTGACCGCCTCCCCGGAACGTCCGCCCCGACCCCTGTGGTCGATGGTACCGACGTCTCCTCGTACGACAACTACACCGTCGATGGTGCTACCCAGTACCGCGTCGAACTCTCGAACCGTGTCCAAGTCTTCCGCAAGGCTGTCCGCGTCTCGAAGCTCACGCAGTCCTCGGTCACTAACGTCGCCGGTGTCCGCGACGAACTCTCGAACAACGTCTCGAAGGCCATCACGCTCATCAAGCGCGAGATGGAAGTCGCGATGTGCGCCAATCAGGGTGCTCAGGTCGATAACGGCACCGTCGGCTACCGCACCCGTGGTCTGGACAAGTGGATCGTCACCGCCGCTAACATCGACACGGTTGACCTCCCTGCCGCTGCCTCCTCGTTCTGCCCTGCCGCCGCGCAGATCAGCACCGTCGGCACCGCCTCCCTCACGGAGTCTGTCGTCCAGGACGTCCTGACCGGCATCTACACCCAGACCGGCCAGTACAAGAACTACGACGCCATCGTCGGCCCGACCCTGAAGCGCGCGTTCACGAACCTCGTGTTCACGACGTCCGCCTCTGGTACCAACCAGTACAACACCATCCGCACGCTGACCCGCGACTCCTCGGAGCCGTCCTACATCAGCACCGTGGACGTGTTCGAGGGCGACTTCGGCCAGATCCGCCTGCACCCGTCGCTGTTCCTGAAGAACAACTTCTCGGGCTACATCATCCCGTTCGACATGCTCGAAGTGCGCTACGGCGGCAACGTCGCTGAGGTCACTGAGCTCCCGAACGCTGGTGGTGGCGAAGCGCGTCTCGTCGAAGCCGTCGCCGGCCTCTGCGTGTACAACCCGCTGGCCTTCGGTAAGTTCGACTTCAGCGCCTAATCCACAGGTGGCTGACATTATTCAGTCATTTGCTGAGGTAATCCCCTCCCACTTGCGAAAGCAGGTGGAGAGGGAACTCCTCAACGGATGGCGGAAGCAAGAAGTCACCGCCCGTTCCCAGGCTAAGCAGCAGGCAGCGTTCCGAC